ATGTATTGCACCGCCTACATTTGCTATAAAGTCGTTACCAAACTGTCTTGCATTTGCTTGAACTAAACCAGGATGCATGCCACAACTTAGTGCTGGAATAACATTGTGTTGATGCAATACTTTTATTGTAGACTTAAGATCTTCTTCATCGTCACTAAGATATCCGCCCCACATACCAGCATGTATTGTGTCGACTCCTTGCATGCCTGCTAGTTGACATATCACTGACCAATCTATACCAAATTGATGTCTACTATCAGTAATAACTTTGTCCCCTGATTTTTGAAAGTGTATAAACAACGGCAGATCTAATCTCCTAATAGCTCCATATACACCTAAGCCGGACCAAAAATTAATATGCACAGCGTTACCTCCTAGTTCAGCAACTTGTTTGGCTCTATTAAGGATAACATCATGGTCACCATTAATGCACACTGCATATACTACTTTGCGTGATTGTGTTGCCATCCAGTTTGCAATCAGATAAACTCTTTCTTCAATTGGACAAAATGTTGGATTACTCATTATTTCATCTTCCTTGATAAAATCACAACCTCCATCGACTAGTTCTTTGACCATTTCAAGCAATGTATGTGCATCCATACCAGTTTTTGGTTTAACAATGGCTCCACTAAATGGCTTGTCTTTTCGTCCTGTGTAATCTCTCATTCCAGATATTCCAAACTTAGGGCCTAAGAATTTTTGTTTAATGCTTTGGGGGAATTGTATGTTTGTCAATCTACATGCGTCAAAGGTATCTATATCAACCTGTCCTCCCATTAGTTGGCACAATAAATGACTGACGCCGTCTCCAGTCCAATCTGTGTTGACGATAGGAAACGCTATTTTGACATGTCCTTGTGTGAGATGTTTTAATGAATCTCTTTCATGCATTATTACACATGATGATCTCTCGAATATTTCTTCTGTCTCCCATTGATTTCTCACATTAGGATTTCCAACACTTTGGCCAATTGCAAGGTCCCAAGCAGTTTTCCTTAGATCAGCATTTTTTGATTTCATCCAATATGTTGCAATAACATATTTTTGTTTGTCTATGTATGGATTATAAAATTGCATTACTTTTTGTAGTTTTGTAAAAAGTTATCTAACTCTTCAGGAGTTCCCATACCCCACATTTTGTCTACCATACTTGTAATAATTTTTTTACCATCTTGAATAGCTTCGTTGTATACAGGACACACATAAAATTCATTGTTGGTTCTGATATTTTTTTGTATCATTTGATCAGCGTAATATACAAAGTCACTACCTTTTTTCCAAAAATAAACGCCAACTGTGGCGTTGGTAGATATTGGCTTTTTTTCTGCCACTTCTGTAACATATCCCTGTCCATCAACTTTTGCAAAAGAATGTTTTGGATGCACAGAATTAAATGTTAATATACCTCCATCGATTCCTTCATTACTAAACTCAGATATAGTTTCGAATGCGTTCCAGTCGATGTACTGATCTGAATTTGCAATAATGAGTGGTTCATCGTTGTCAATCAATTCTCTTGATGTCAACACTGTACATGCGGCTCCTTCAGTTAATCCTTCCAATTGTATTATTTCACAACCTGGAGAAATCATGTTTAATAAATTTTCTAAATTGTATTTTTCATAATGTGTTTTTTGCACTAAGAAAATATATCTCCCTTGTATGTTGAGATTGTTGACAACTTTGTGTATCATTGGTTGTCCTTCAACTTCAATCAATGGCTTAGGAAAAGTATAGCCTGCACTTTCGAATCTGGATCCAGCGCCTGCCATTGGTATTACTATGTTCATTCTATGTCCTCATAATCTTGAATATTGTTTGCACATACTCCATAAAATTTTTTGACCCATTCAATTGGAAGTTCATGCGGATGTACACATATTGTATTTTTATCGCCTTTTTGTCTTGGATATGCCCATATATACCCTTTGCTAGTAACAGTGTAATCATCTTTCTGATGGAAAAAACAATGTGCACCTACATCTAATAATGCTTGTAATGATGCATAGTGTTTGGCATGACACCATAAGCCTGGCATAGTAACAAATTCTTTAGACACTTCTTTTATAGGGCCTTCATGGCCAAGATAAAATTTATTATTGTTGAACCATACATCAGTTTCACAGTCATATTTTTTAAGTGCTGTTTCGAGGTAATCTGGAGTGTTTTCCTTTTCTGGTTGCACAGTGGTAATATTTCCTCGGTGTGATATAAGTTTCATAATATGACTATTTAATGTTGGCAAATAGTGTGCTTGATTATTTGATCTTATTTAAAAACGCATCACAACGCCAATGTATAAAGTTATTAGGAGCGTGTTTTTTGCCACCTGCGGCATGCAAAAAATATCCTGTTTTTGTTGGCGTATTAAACTTTACATTGAATGTTATAGGCATCATATTCATTTTTACTTTACTTGCTAGTATGGCCCAATTTAATATCATACCATCATCCACTGTAAACATCTTATATTTAGATATCCACCTTTTGGTTGCATTGACACTATGCTTGTTAAGAATAAACAAGCCTGACTGAAATCTATATCGCAAAGTTTCAGCAGGGATATGTTTTAGCACATGATCTTTTACTTGTTTTTTTAATATATCAGGTTGGATGTGTCTAAATTTATACCAACACACATTAAAACTATCATTCTTACACCAATCAAATATGTTTGGCGCCTCAGGATCAATCATAATGTCATTATCCATGTATAACACATATTGATACTTTTCAGTCCATGTTGGATTAAGCCAAAGATCAAATCGTTCAAAGGTAGGATGTCTGTGGCCCAGGATAGGTTGTGTGATTACATGATGATCTATGTTATATTTTTTACAATAATGTGCAACTAAAGTAGTGCATTTTTTCTCGAAAGAACGTCTTAAACTTGTATCGTGTAAGTTATTATATCCTGGTTCTGCATAAAGTTTTGGATCTATATTATATTGGACAATTGCACATGGCATATGAATAATTATCGGGGGGCGCCTAGTACACCCCCCAACTAGGATCGATGGTACGCCGAGTGAGACTCGAACTCACAAGCCGAAGCACTGGTTCCTAAGACCAGCGTGTCTACCATTCCACCATCGGCGCAAAACTATTATAACATCATTAACGCAATTTTATAACTTTAAAATTTTGTTCGCCTGACCAGCTTAATTTAAAATAGACAACATCTTTATCTCTTTGCAAATACATCATGTTGTAAAAACTTACACCCTTAATGTTGTTTTCAGTAAGCCATTGATCAAATTTTGCCTTAACCTTGAATGCTTTTGCCATGCCTTGTGGCCATCCTTTTCCAACGGGAACAAGAATTTTCCATTTATATTTGTAATCTAAATTTTTTTCAGTTTGTGGCAGTTCCATTATGTGGCGGAGGGAGAGAGATTCGAACTCTCGATAGACTTGCGCCTATGCTGGTTTTCAAGACCAGTGCAATCAACCACTCTGCCATCCCTCCTATATTAAAAACAATTGATATAAGGCAATTGTGTTCATTATTGTAAACCATCCTGTTAACACAGTTACCCATGGAGTTTTCCTTAGTATGGCGGCATACAGTCCAGTGGAACTACCCACAAAATAAAATGGAACAAATATGTCTGGTCTTGGTGCTAATACAGTATAGGTTAATATGGAGGAGCCAATTATTACTGAGATAGCAGATACCATCTCCATGTAGAAAGCAAATGGATCTGATAGATAACCTTCTCTCCAGAAGTTAGATATTTTAGTAAGGAGCAATTGTAAAAGTCCAACCTTCCATATGATCCTTAAGTTCGATCTGGCAAGCCAGTCTTGATGTAGGCTTTAGTTCGAATGCCATGTCGTCTAATAAATGTTGCTCCATATCCGATGTTGGATCTAATGTTGAAAATTTATCTTCTTCAATGTATACTTGGCAGGATGAACATCCACATGCACCGCCACATATACCAAAGCTATCTTGTATTCCTGCCTGTGAGATTGCACTTTCTAGAGTCAGTGGCACCTCACCATTTATTTCATGATGCTTGCCTGACCTATCTATTACGTTAATCTTCATCAAGCGGAAAATATTTGTCTAGTACTTCAATTTGATCATGATACCTTGCAACAACTTCAATTTCTTTTTCAATTGCTTCTAACACATCTGGATGTGCTTCTCCACCAACTCCAACTGCATTTTTAAGATACACTTCAACATTCATTGAGTGTTTTACAATGTGCCCTTCAGCGTGTTGACGTATGGCTTGTATCATGTTATTTCTAGTAAATTTTGCCATTTTTCATCTCCTTTTTGGTGGAGGATACAGGAGTCGAACCTGCGACCTCCTCGGTGCAAACGAGGCGCTCTCCCAGCTGAGCTAATCCCCCAGTGGTGCTGGTGACCGGATTCGAACTGGTGACCTGATGATTACAAATCAACTGCTCTACCAACTGAGCTACACCAGCGTATTAATCACAATAGCCATCGTCTTCTATTATAATTATTGGTTTGTCTTTGATATCTTTATTCATTAGTGATAGTATATAGCCGAGATACAAACGTGTCAACGTATTCTGTAATGCGTTACAAAAAAAAGGAAATGTTGTGTGTTATGGGGGTGCATATACACCCCCGTAGATTAAAGTTATGCCGCTACAAAGTATAGAACACTTACTGCCGCGATAGCCATTGATCCCATGTTAAGATCTGATGCTCTACCACTTAGTGCTTTAATTAACACGTGTGCTATAAATCCTAGTGCAATACCATATGCAATCGAAAATGTTAATGGCATGATGATTGCCGCCAGTACAGCAGGTGCATATTCTGATACATCTTCCCAGTCAATATCCTTTAGATTTCTAAGGAAGTATGTTGCAATGAATACCAATGCAGGACCAGTAGCAAAAGCAGGAATGCTTTGTGCCAATGGGGCAAAAATAAGACATGCTAAAAATAACACTGCCACTGTAACAGCAGTAAGTCCTGTTTTGCCACCTTCCTTGATGCCTGCGCCTGATTCGATGTATGATGTTGTGTTTGAAGTTCCCATCAATGCACCCACAGTTGTTGCTGTTGAATCAGCCAGTAGTGCTCGATCAATACCTTCCACTTCACCTGTTTTCTTATTAACTTTACCAGTTAGATTTGCAACAGAAGTAAGTGTTCCTGCTGTGTCAAAAAAGTCCACAAACAGAAACGCAAACGCTGTGCCTATAAAGCCTGCTGTTGCCAACAATGAAAAGTCAAGTGAGAAAGCATGAGCTGGTGACGGCACTGCTCCAACAACACCTGATATATCTGCAACACCAAATATCCAAGCAATAATACTAACTGCAAGAATACCGATGATTATGGCTCCTGGAATTTGCCTCTTATCAAGTATAGCCATAATTGCAAAACCTAATCCTGCAAGTAAAACAGGCCAACTTGAAATATCACCTAGACCAACTAATGTGGCAGGATTATCTACTACAATGCCAGCATTTTTAAATCCTATGATTGCAAGAAATAATCCTATACCAGCACCAATGCCAAGTTTCATCGACTTTGGAATCGAATTGATAATATATCGTCTTGCCGGAGTTACTGATAGTAACAAGAACACAAGTCCTGCTACAAACACAGCTGCCAACGCTTGACTGTATGTGTATCCCATGCCAAAAATTACACCAAATGTAAAAAATGCATTAAGTCCCATTCCGGGTGCGAGAGCCACAGGCCACTTTGCCCATAGTCCCATTATTAATGTACCTATCACAGCGGCAATAATAGTTGCTGTAAACACAGCACCAAATGCCATGCCGGTGCCTTCTGTAGAAAGTATTGCTGGATTGACCACAGTGATGTACGCCATTGTTAAGAATGTTGCTACACCTGCCATGATCTCAGTCTTTACAGAAGTGCCGGCCTTGGATAGGCCAAACAGTTTTTCTAACATATTTGTTATCTCCTCTTATAATTGGAACGTTTATTGTAGCAGATTATAACCTATTTTACAACACAAGGAAATATTTTTATTGTGGATGAAAAGGGGGCGTGATACACCCCCATGGTTTTTTATCCTTTGGTGATAATTTGATATGCACCATAAGCTATGGCGGCATAAGCGGCTATGTTTACCCAACTGCCTAAGAATAGTATAATAAGTCCTACTGCTACTAGTCCTATTCCACCATGAGATGCCTTTTCTTTTAGTCTATCTGTAATCCATGACATAATTGTTCTCCTTATATAATGGGATATATTACACAAATATTTAAGAGGAAAACCACACAATTAGTGCCAACAGTATTAGTGCAATTCCTTGAAATAACACTCTCATTCGCATAAGTTTGTTACTGTTTGCTTTATAAAAACTATTATTCAAAGCCATAGCAATTATGCCAATTACAACCATGAGAAGGGCCAACAGCATGAAAATTAATAGTACATAGTCTCCGAAGTTAGATGGCATTAGTAATAATTTTCCAAAAGCCAATCATATATTGGCACTTTCAAAGCGAAACTTAATGTGCCATTAAGGCCTAAAACATTTGTCTGACTAAGCACGCCATTTGATATAGTTTTATAAACACTTTTCTCAATCAGTAGTGATGTTAGGTCCAAGTCATTGAATTTAAAATTTTCAATTGTAATTAGACTGTCATCAAGTATTTTTTTATTTTGATCAACAGTGGTGTTAGCTTCATTTTTGTTATCAATGGTAAATTTTAAAAGATGATCCCCCTCAGATAAAACAACCTTTTTATTAATAGTATTGTATGCATGTCCTTGGTCAACATGTATTAGCCTATCATCAAAATGTATAGTAAAAGTTAAAGGATGGTCAATCCATTTATGTGAATACTCTAAATAAAAATTAATTTTCTCCATCTGAGTATTTAAACTGTGTGTATATTAGTAATGATAAAATGGAGTAAAGCGTGATGCTTCAAGAATCTTATGGTTAATTTTATTAAGGTCTTGATCAAGTTGCACTTGGTGTGCATTTCCTTGTTTTTTACGGCTTAGAGCACGAAGATAGGACTGTGGAGTCCTAAACATCGTTGCCCATTTTATGTTTCTGTGTGACACCCTAATATATGCCTTTTCTTGTTAGTTCAAGTTGGCGAGCTTCCAAGTCATATCTGTCCACACTTTTTGATAGATATTCTTCTATCCACTCTTGTTTAGTTTGTACTCTAAAAGCATTCAGAATAGTTCTAATTAGTTGCATTTATTTTATTCTCCTACTCATGTTTACGGCTTTACTATTTCCTGCAAACACAATCTTGTTTGCATTTAAATTTGAGAATTTAAAACTTGAAGATGTCTTAGATTCTTTTAATATGTTGTTTGTTATTCTAGTCATCTTTTTTTTCCTTTCTGTACGGATCTGGACCTTCACCTTTCATCCATGCCCAACGTTGTTTGTCTTCTTCTGATGATGGAATTATTTTTAGCATTAAAATAATATTACCTATCACCAGGATTAATGCAGTTATTATGAAAAACCAAATTTGTGGTTCAGAGATCATGCGGCTTTTTTATGATCATTAGGGAATGATCCTTGCCTTTTGAATGTAGTGTACGCCCACTGCCAATCATGTCCGTATTCCATTCTGCAAAATGAGATAAGCTTTTCGTCGTTATTACTAAAAATACGGTTAACAAAATTAGTGAACTGACTAAGACTTCTCGAAGTGCTTTCAAATACTTTGTACATACTGTCTCCTTTCTTACCATTTGTACACAGGATGCCAAATCCCATGTGAATATACCCATTGGCCTTGTGTTTGCTCTTGTTTTTCAGTTGACATATGTGAATGCCTCCTTGACGTTTTTCTTATGGCCTAACCTTGCTAACTTTGTTAATGATGTTAATAATTTTAAAATTTTTTGCATTTTGATGTCCTTTAATCAGTATTAATTTATACAATAAAATCCATAAAATACAGTGTTAATAAACTACAACAGATGTGCAGAAAAAACACTGTTGGGCATCATGCACAATAACTATTTTTTACATGTCCTTGATTGTAGAACAACGACACATTTTATTTTTACACATTGAAAAAAATGCAGGCACAAGCATCACCAATTGGCTGGATAATTTTGCATCTACTCATAATGACAAAACATATTTGATTCATCATAGACATGTTGAATGGAAAAAACTGCCTTCGCCTTACAACTCTTATTGGACTTTTTGTGTTGTGCGTAATCCATGGTCCAGGCTGGTTAGTAGATACAATTATGATGTGTCTACATACCTACAAAAATATCTTGCTGGCGAAGGTGACTACTTTTTAAAAGTCTATGAAAAATTACGGAAAGGATTTGCCTATTGGATTAAAAATGATGTATACACTTTACCCTCTGTTGAACACAGGATGAAATGGCAAAACCAAGTTGAGATATTTGAAGGTTGCAACGACATCAACATATTGAAATACGAAAATATACAAGAAGATTTCAAGTTGTTACAAAACAAGTTAAAATGGTTTGAACCTTTGCCACATGCAAATGCAACTATCGAATGCGACTATAAAAGTTATTACACCGACGAACTGATAGATATTGTGGCTAAAAAGTATAGTAAGGATATTGAGATGTTTGGCTACACGTTTAAAGGTTAGCGTCTTCCATGCCTGCAACTCTAAGTTTTACAATGTTTGTAATATGCCATTGTTTTTGGTCAAGTGCTTTAATAACGCCTAACCATTTATTGCGTAGCAGTGCCCATTCGTTGACAATGGCTTCATAGTCGCACACCTCATCTTCACCTTCTGCATATTTTTCAGCATCACGTGACGTAAGTGCTCTCTGATAGTTTTCAAGATATTTTTTGTAGTGTTTGGTTTTTAATCTTCTAGCTTGAATTTCTAAATGTTTTAATATGCCTTCAATTTCTTGTAGTTGGCGGAAACGTGATTCCACAACACCTGGCATCGATGCAGATTGTTTCTCTATGTTTCCATGTAGTTTTACTTCACTTGATGCTTGATCAAGTTCGCTTTCATAATAAGCAATAGCATCGGGAATCTTTGTTATATCCTGTGATATTTGAGAGAACCAGTTAGGCATCCTCGAAATCTTCTTCATCCTCTTCGATGTCTAAATTATATCTTATGGCTTCATCAAGATCGTCATCGTGTCCGATTAATTCTTTAAGTTCTTCATCTTCAACACCATTATCCATAGCAATGTCAACAAACTTTTCCGCCACCACGGATTTATCCTTAGCTGATACGTATGATTTCATCAAACCCCAAACATCAATTAGCATCTGTGTCTCCATTGTCTATGTTTTGTACTGCTTCTTCTTCCTCTAAATTTATTTCCGGTGTGGCATGTTCATCTAATGCAACCTGATTACTTACCTCTTGCATGACAATTTCCAAGTTGTCCTTGCCCCATGCTTTTCTATAGTCAAGTATCTCTTTTCCAGTTGCTGTTATATATTTCAAACGATTACCTTGTTGTGTAATAAGGCCTTTCTTTTCGAAAAGATCTAACAGACCAGAATAAGGATCCATGCCTGTTTCATATGGAATCTTTATTTGTACACCTTCAAAAGGCTTTGCAAATCTTGTCTTCATTACTTTACATGCGGCTCTGATGCCCCTGACGTCAGTAATTTTATTGCCTGCTTCATCTTCTTTTAATTTAAGTTTTTTCATTGCTACAACAATACTTGATGCATACACAAATCCTTGTCCACCACTAATTTTATCATCTGGATCAAACATGTCTTGCGATGCATATGTATGATTGGTTGCTACCATGCCAACATTAAGACTGCCGAACATGTTTACACAATTTCTCACCAGTGCTGTCAACGCCTTAGGCTTTCTACCCAAGTCACCTTTCATGTCTCCTTTATTGAACTGATCCACATCTGTAGGAGTCATCATCATACCAAGTGAATCTAATACAAACAAAACTTTTGGCCTGTCTGCTGGATCTTTATCGCTATAATCAGTTTTGTATTCTTTTACAAAGTTAGATATTGTTTTTGCAACATCATCAATCATACTCATGCCCAATCGCAACAACTTGTCCTCTGCAGTGTCAACTCCTACTGCTTTTAACCATGCTTCATCTAGTGCATTTTCGGAATCAACTAAAATTACAAATATGTTTTGTTTTTGTGCTTCTCTGATAATGTTGCCTGAACAAATATATGATTTGCCAGATCCTGATTCGCCTGCAAACACCGTAACTTTGCCAAGTGGAATGCCTTTGTAAAAGTCTCCGGATATCAAATAGTTAAGTGCATGATTGCCTGTAGATATCCAATCTGTAGGATCATTAAATCCAATGCCTAGTCCATCAATGGATTTTGTTATAGACTTTCTAAATTTTGTTACATCAAACGGTTTGACCATTTTGTTCTCCTTATGTTAGTATACATTTTATTATTCATTTGTCAATAACTTGTGTGCGTATTCACAAATGTGTTCGTGTCCGATTTTGGTTGGATGGTTTTTAGCCCAACCTGTTTTAATTAACCATGATTTATCTGGTTTCAAAAAATACATAGGTGGTAATGCATCATGTAAAATTTTGGTTTGATTAAATTTTTGTTTACATTTATTATCATCAACGAAGTTTGGCATTCTTTTCAAGAAACTATCATACTGATTGTCCCACCAGTCTAGATCGATAGCCTCTTGTATAGATCCATCTATTCCACCATAATTCATAGAAATAAATTTTATATGCCTTGCTTTACATAATTCATTGATAGCAATAATTTGTCGCAACCAATTTTGGTATAGATATATTTCATCATAGGCATATTTGAACGCAACTTCATAAATTTTTTTAAGATAAATTTGTCCTGTCTTAATTGCACTAGAAGGCAGGAAAGTTTCATTTTTTCCTTGTATTGAAAATTCTTGTCTTTCATATGAAGTCCACATTATTACAACATGTGTTAGTGTGTGGTTGCTTAATATTTCTTGTAATGCATAACGGAATATTCTATAGTTTGAACAACCACTTCTTGATTCTTCTTTGATAGGCAAATTCATTTTTTTAGACAAAAGATACGGCCATGTTGATTCAGGGCCACTTTCTTCTCTTACGCCAGCGCCTGCTGTAAAACTATCACCATTAATATAAATCATGCCAAGTAGGGGGGACTTTGCCCCCCATAGTGTGTGATTATTTTTGTTGTCTTGCTCTGATCATTGCCAGAATATCTTCTGCTTTGGAGTTACTGCCATTTGTGGCGGCAGGCTGTTCTACAGGTTGTACTGGTTGTGGAGCAGGAGTAGGCTCGGGTGTCGCAGTTACAGTTGGCTGTGCAGTTTCTTCCTTCACTGCTTGTGGCTGTTCTTGTGCTGTTGTACCACTTCCTGTTATTGGCGCTTTGATGCCATTGGGCCTAAAGTACTGTGAATACTTTTCTGCGTCATAGGGCTCACCATCCACTGATGCTCTGAACATTTCTTCCATTACCTTGATTTCGACTTCGCCTGGCTTTTTAGGCAAAAAGTCACCAAGATTGTGTAAACCATGTGTCTCAATGGCTTTGTTTTGTTCTTCTGATAGTGGAGTTGTTTTTCTTGACCACTTGGATGTGGAATAGTCAGCATAACCACCTTTAGTAGTTTTGTTGATCCTAAAGTCTACGCCTCTTGTGTAGTCAGTTGGAAGATCTTCCATTTCTGGGTCCATAAGTGCAGACTTGATGATGTTAAAAATCTGCGGACCAATAATAAATCTACGTATTGGATTTTCGGGTGCATCTTCTTGAAGTGGAGATGTAGTTACAAATCCTTGAAAAATATATGAACGTTTCTTCCAATATTTTCTGCCTAAGTCTTCCAATGATTTGTCTTTGAACCATTGTCTCACTTCTGCAAGTATAGGACATGCGTCTCCATACATTTCCATACATGGAATCTGCACTTGTACTGGGCCTGATGTTGCGTCACCTTTCACTGAATTGAAAGGCAGTTTGATCATTGCTCTTTCAGTCCAAAAGAAAGTGTTGTTAGAATCACCATCGGGTAAAAATCTAAGTACTGCTTCTGAATTTTCGGGAATATTCCAATGTGGATATATTGCGTTGTCTCCAATTTGCCCCTCACCTGCTGGTTTAGAGTTCTGAGCCTGGAGTTTTGCTCTTATGTCTGCCAGTGTTGCCATAATGTAAGCCTCCTTTGTGTTGCCTAGTGTGTATCACTGTAATGCATATTATATACGCATTGTTCTTGTTTTGTCAAGAATTTATTTGATGCCTGATAATTTTAGGATTTCTTCTACTGTTTCTTCTGTAGATTCCATCCCTTTTGGTTTCATTAGACTCATGTAACCAGTTTGATCGCCATACATTTTTTCGAAAGTATCAGGTTCGAACTTTTCTATCATTGACATAATTTCTTCTCTAGGATCTGTGTCCAAGTCGTATATGAATGCACCAAGTTCTTCTAGTCTATCTTGTCTAATAAGTTCCGAAGCTTTAATCATATCTTCATAATCCATGTCGTCGCCTTCTTTTTTCCTAGCAATGGCTAGTTGTGCAATTTTGTCTGCGGCTGGACTTTTTGATGTTGGCTCTAATAATTCAAATGCATCTTGATGTTCAGATGCTTCGATGTTATCTGGATCTAGATTGTTCATCATTTCTGCTATTCTACCATCCATCCATGATTCTAGTTCAGCAGTTTCACCTTTATATTTTCTTTTGTACTGTTTGGCTAACTTGCCTTTATCTATTTCTTTGCCCTTGATGTCTTTGAATGCTTTGATATCTTCTGGGGATTTACGCACTTGATCTTTGTATGCGTCATCCGTTTTAATTTTTTTCATGTCTGTGAGATATTTGTTGGCTAATTTAATCGCAGTGCCTTTTAGAGCTTTCAGTTCCGGATTTGGCTTTGCAAAAAGTTCACCACTCATTGATAATTGCTGTTCCATATCTGATGCAAAATTTGATATGGCATCATCGGCTGGATCTGCTGAAAGGAATCTGCCAGCAATATCTCTCATAATTGTGCCAAGTTTAGCATTAGTATCTTTTTGCTGTGACCTTAAATTATTTTGAAAGTCATCAAATGAATCATCTTTTCTCAAAATTAATTTAGACTCAGGTGAATTGACAAAAGAATCAACATATGATTTGAATCTTGCCGCTGTAGAAGTTTGTTTCATTACATCTGTTCTTGACTTTGTGTCTTCTTCATCGTCGCCTTTTAGTTCAAGCATAGGTAGTATTTTAAATGCATCTACCAAGGCTTCATCAAAAGTTTCTTTGGTAAAAGTTTTCACCAAGGTGTCAACTGTGTGTTGATCATTTTGTTCTGTAACATTTGATAACATTTCAACAGCTGATTCGTAAGTGGTTGATCTTTGTATTTGAGATAAAAGTCTTTTGCTGTCTTGTATCTTCATGTGCGCCGCATCAACATACTGTTGGGTTGATTCATCAATCATTTTGTTACGCTGTGCATACTGTGTGAATTTTCTCATTTTGGCTATGTCTTCAACTGTGTTGATTATTGCTTCGCCAATTGAATCATATGGATTGCCGCCTTTAGCAACATGCATTTGCATTGCTCTTGCGCCATTCAAATAATTGTATGGAAATCTAAATCTTTCGCCTTGATTGTTTTCAATGAAAATTGCTTTAATGTTTCTTGATCTTGCTCCGGGAATGCCTTCATCAACACTTTTATTGTGTCTTATAATCATTTTGGTTTTGTCTAACGGTCTGTATGATGTTCTTGTTGTGCCGTGCATTTTGTTTTCCTTAACTGTATTTACTTGAGATAAAAATTCAAAGTCCCCTTGTTCAAGATCTAATTTTTCCACATCCTGTGGCTTGAATCCTAAATTATGGCTTACAGCAAACTCCTTCATAGCACGTGAAAATTCATACCATTCTGCTTCTTGTTCGCTGTCCACTGAATCTGTAAGGGATCTGTTGTATATTAATCTAACATTTTCTTCATCTATTGACACTGAAACAGGGTTATTGTTCCAATTAAATTTAAAAAACCTTGCTAGTTGGGGGTCTGTTGTAACCTGTGCTTGATCGTCACCTAGAGTTAATTGGGCATATCTTGACTTTAGTTCGTCAAATAAATCCTGTGCTACTAAATTAAGATCCATATAAACTATTTATTAGGGCCGGTATTTTGCTTGATATTAGGTGGATATTAATATAGGCATAGGCATGGTTATTTCCGATTCTGCATCACGCAATCTTTCAAAAACTTTTTGATCCCATGAAGATATTGTTGTTGCCATGCGTAATATTAGAAGCGTAGACATAATTAAGTCATCATGTTCGCCCGGCTTTGCGGAAAATGATGTGCCTGATGCTACAAAGTTTTTTAATTCTGATACTAAATTTTTGGATTTAATTTCAATTTTGTCTGATTCTATCATTTGTTTAAGTTTTGCACATGAAGTAATTTTTGCGTTGTGTGTGGTATTGTAACCTTTTCTAAATCTACGTACATGTCCTTTGCGAATTGTTTCGGATAAAAATTGTCCTGGCATATTTTCTTCTCCAATATCAGCAATGGCTACTAGTCCAGCTTCGCCAATTGTATTGTTTTCTATAGAATAATATATTTCAGCTGTGTCGCCTATTTGCTCTTTAATTTGATCAAGTATCGAGCGTAATATTCTTATCTGACCTTGAATTGGAGTTGAATTGTGTTGCCATTCTGCAACCTGTTTCATGTCAGGCATTTCGTACACTTGTATAGCCGCGTAGTCTCCGCCTGTGCCTAATGAGGGATCTAAAGCCACTAGATATGCCCTGCCTTTTTTGGTTTTGTCATACCATCTTACATGGCCGTGTCTTTCCTTAGGTTCGATGCCTTGTAGATCAGCAAGTTTAATAGGAGCAATTAGTGTTTCGTCATATATTATAAATTCGCAGTCATGTTCACGTCTAAATCTTTCTTCGCCTATTCTAGCACGTTCTTCTTTAGCCCACTCTTCCGTACGTTCCGGGTGTTCTTGCCACGATGCTTTAAAAGCTGCAAAACCGTTTTTGCCAACTGCTTGTTCGTTGCCATATTCATCAAATTTTCTATTTGCTTCCTTCCAGATAAGGGCAAACTGATCTTCGTCTGAGTTTGGCGTGGATGTGATAATACATTTTCCTCCTGTAGCCAACGTTGGAGCAAGTGATGTCCAAAACTCTGATGCCTTGGAAGGTGGATCCTC